CGTTCACGTATTAATGATTCTGCTAATTGTCGCGCTGCTGTTTCAATTGCCGATGCCGCTGGGGTTCGCGGAGCCGCAACTCGATTTGCTCTAAAACCATTTGTTGCAATATTTCTATTCCCAAGTCCCATTTTATCCTTTAATTATTATAACGTTGCCACGTTAGATATTCCTTGAATTTGTTGAGGTTCAATTGTTACTGATAACAATGCACGACCACCAGTTTCATTACCAATGAACAATATAGTTGCAGTACGTCTAGATATTAACTGACTTTTCGCAGTAATTTCAAATTCAATACCTGATACAGTTACTGTTTGAGCTGCTTCATTATCACCGATAAATTGAGGTACGGTAGATGAACCATCTGTATTTGGCGCTGATTTAGTTGCAACAATTGTCGCTGCATCTGAATCAGAAAGAATTGCTGTATAACCAAATGATTGATTACCTTGTACAAAATTAGTTGTAACAGGTTTGATAACAATTGACTGATTATCACGCAATGTTACATCTGTATTTCCAATTGAAATGACTGGTATACGAGCAGTACCTTTTGGTAAAGTTACTAACTTATATTTCATCATTTGCGATTCATCTGTCAATGCTTCTGTAACAGGCATATTTTCAATAGCTGCGCCGTAATATGCAGTTCCTAGCGGATGCTCTGGATTATATAAATCATAATCTACTTCGTCATCTGCTAAAGCAAATTGAGTAATTCGAAACTCGTTTTGACCACGCGCTAATAACTCTCGGCCTTTTTTTGTTAAAATAGCGTCAACTGTAATTGTACTATTATCTAGGTATCCCATTTTTTCTCCAATTTTTAATAAATATGCTCATGATTAAATTATCTAATAGTTATATTTCCAGGTTCTAGTCCACCGCCATTACCCGCTTGTCTTGGCGTTGAATTATAGAAAATTTGATTCGGATTCACTTCATAAATTTCAACTACTGGCGTTCTACCAATGTTATTATCATCAGATCCTAAATTTGGTCTTGGTGATGATAATTGTGTACCAATATAAAATGCACGTTCATATGATTCATAAAAATCATCGCGATAACATGCCGGTGCTAAACTTCGGCTATAATACATTCCATTTGATGCGCTTTGTGCGTAATCAAAATTACGAGCGTAATCATTTGTAATAGAAGGACTGCCAGAATAATGATATACATGTTTCATAAAAATATCACTACTGCGACATTCAGTAATTTCTGTACTACGAACTGAATGGCATATTTCTTCTATTGTAATGATAGGAACTATGCGTTTCAAAAGTAAATTTACATTACTAGCAGGCTCTGATAAAATTGATGATGATATCCATGTATTTGCACCGCTGGAATCAATAGTATCTTCTAATTGCAACGTCACGCCGCTATCAGCGCTGATATGAAATGTTTCAGCTACAGAAGTATTACCTTGATTACTACCTAGAAAAATCCATCTATCACTACCAACAATTGACGATGAAAGAAACTGCGCTGCAAATCTTTCTTGTCCAGAATCACCGTCCTCATAAAAATATTTTGCTGCTTGAGCATACCAATATAACGGTTGGCCTACATCAGTTAAGAACCATGATATATCATGTGCATTGGTTTGTATTCCATTTGGCGCTCCGAAGTAAGCAGACGCTGTCGACATATATTCCAATGTACCAAGCGCAATGCCATTACTATCAAGTCCCGAGTTGTTATCTACAAATAACGATGCACTTACCGTTGTATTCACAACACTTACGATTGGATCGTTAGGTACTTGGAATTGCAGTATCAACGTTAAATGTGTTTGTGCAGGTATCAAAACACTGTTAAATTGTATATCAAATAATGAATCATTTACTGTTGCGCCGGTAACCACATCATATACATGCAATATACGAGAATGAATACTATCAGTTTCAGTTTTAACTAACGTTGCTGTATACAACATGTTTGTAACAGATGAACTGGCTTGAAGTTTTATTTTTGGACGTATATGCATGTCATATGCATTAAACGAATTTAATTTCAATCGTATTTGGTCTGTATAATCACCGCTTGATAACGCACTGTTAATTGGTAACCAAGCAGAACCGGTACCTATGATAATTTTTTCTTGCCAATCATATTGTCCTAACGGCGCCGTAGTATCTTTCCAATATGTTGTAGTTGCTGTACTAGTCGGATTAAACAGTACATCCTGATTGTTATAATATGTGTCAACGTAACTGTTTGCACCACTGACATAATAATTTGAATCAATAAATGAAGCTGTGTAAGATCGTAATTCATCAACTGGCAATGTTTCAATTGTACAATAATTCATACTACCAGTATATCTAATATATGAATGTTCACCTAAATATTCTTCTTGCCATGTCGCGGATGGTGTATACACAGTTGATTCGCTATTATCTATTACACCTTCATGTTGCAAATTTGCTTCACCGCTACCGGTCGGAGGAACATCGCCTAAATTAATTTCATATTGAGGATTCTCAACTTTAATCGGTTTAGTTATCTGAACTTTTGAACGTTCTAATATGTTAGGTTCAACTAATAATCCAGATACATCATCAACACGTAGCGGTAAAGTTTGTTTTATCTGATTGAATACAGAAAAATCATATTGACTAAAGATACGATTAAAAGCATTTATATCAGAGTTATTTGTAAATTTTTTCCAATATTGCGATGAAAACCATTTTAGATCTTCATATGCCAATTCATACTCATCATCTGGATCACCAATGTAATCATCTAATTCAATACGACCGATATGATTAAAAACATCTTTGTTAACTTGATCAGCAAAGCTATAAAATAAACCTAATTTATTTGAATCTAAAGGAGCATTGTCAAAGCTTGATCGTTCCGCTGTATTAATAGGTGATAAACGACGTATCAAGAAATTATCTTCCAGACGTATTTTTTCTGATCGAGGATTATTAGCTCCTAGCGATGCACCTCGTATATAATATGTTTCTTCAACCGGAATGAAATTACCACGTTGTTCATCAGATGGCACTACGAATCCATATGCATAAGCATTTGAATTGTAACTGCTGGTCATCATAAAATCTTTTATCACATAATTAGGATGACTCGATGAAATGATAGTACCTGGAGTGTTTAAAGCAACACCGATAATGTCAGTACCTAATGTGTAATGACGAACCAATGTATCATACGAACTACTCGGTGATAAATAACTCACATAAGACGTTGGATTAAATGTATGTTCATCAAAAGCATCATTTCCTAAATACTCTAACCATTCACGATATTCTTGCATCGATCCAGAATATGTACCAGGCGCGCTACCTAACATATTATTTAGATAGGTATTTACATTAAATGTGTCTGTTGAACCGGTTGTACCACCGATATACACATAGTTTAATGGTGTAGTTCCTGGACGGCTCCATACTAGATAATGATTTCCTGCGGTCGGTGTAAATTCAATACTTGATGAAAAATTAATTTTACCTCGTATAAAATCAGATGATTGTTGTACTTGAATATTATATGTAGTATTAGTATTTGATCCAGTGTTAAAATGTGAACCAGTCGTATACCATCCATATCGTAAATTCCAAAACTGTCCATTGAACAACGGCAACCAAGCTGATGACGCTGTCATTGGTATTATGTTTGAAATTGCACGACCGAAAGACACATTGATTCGTCCATATAAACCACTACCAGAATATGATCCAGTATGTTGTATAGCAATTTGCGTCAATGGAGCATTATTTTGATCTAACTGTGTATACAATAACATGCTTCCGGTATATGCTGGCCTAAATCTGAACTCGCGCGTCTGAACCGGTATTACATTGTTGGTACCTCGGGTCATTCCCCAATCGCCAATACTTGAACTTATATAATTAGTTGCATATTTTATATGCGAACCTGAATTAAAAAATGCTGCATACGAATATCGATCCTCAGTTAAAGCTGGCCATTCATTGCCTACCATTGGACCGCCATATTCACGTACACTTAACATTGTCTGCGGAATACCGTAAATGTTTAGTAATGCTTTTATTGACCGCTCAGTACCACGAGTTTTTAATATGTATGGTAAATTGTTAACAATTCGACGCCAAACTTCACCGGTAATTGCTTCATCGCTTTGAGAAAAAATACTACCGGTAGATGCAAATGAACCCGATTCATTTGTACCTAATTTATATCTCCAAAGCTGACTGGCTTGATTACCATTAACCAATTGCCATCCTTGAGATCGTGCAATATCAAACAATACATCTTTATCAATACCACGTTTTGGATGTTCTTCTTTAATATGTACTCGCGTTAATGCATTTGCATATGTATACAAAATGTCAAAATGATGTGCAATCATATTAACAAATGATTCATATTCACTATTATTTGCATCTTCACGAATATGTTGTGGAATTGTTTTTACTAATGAATATGGATTGTTTTCATCGAACAAAGTAGCCGCATCATATAATGTGTCATACCATGTTTCAGATACAGATGCCGTTGTAGAATACAATACATATTGTCCATTTACAATTCTTTTTGGATAAGGTGAAACTGCAAATGCTTCTCCTTCAACACCTACCTTTGTAAAACTACCTGTAATACCATGTGTATAAATACTTGCTGTAGGTTCATTATACAACCATCTTTCAAATGCATCAAAACGACCTATAACATCATCACGCTTTTTTGTGGTATTAGTTACGTTAACAGATAATGAACCAGATGATGAACCGCTGGTACTGTTTAATATCGATAATCTATTGTTGTAATATTCAATGTTTTCTAATTTTGATCTGAACCCAGTAACTCGTTCCGCTGCCGATGAATAGTAAACAAACTCTGGAAATGCTGTGTAATCAATTCCTAACTCAACTCCTGTAATAGAACCAGAAAAAAATGAATCGATAATTTTTTGTGATGTACCTAAATTTGATCCTAACAACTGATTCCAATTTAAGAAATCCGTTTCAGTTACCATGGTATATCCTGAATCGATTTCAAAATTAGGACCTCTCAATGTATTAAGAGCTGGTGTCGGTGCTAACTGATCTAAACTTATATTATCAACCCATGAATCAGATACTAATTCAATTAAATTACAACGAGATAATTCTGCAAAATTTGATGGTAATGGAGTTAATGTACGTACGGCTAAAACATTTTCATTAAGATATGATTTATGATTTATAATACGTACAATTTCATTTTCGCCAAAATTTAATGCAAAATCTCTATCAGTTGCTTTTGGATACAACTGTAAAAACGTAGCTATAATATCTTCAGGTACATTAGCTTCTGCTCGAGGTCTAAAAACATCTAGCAATAATTCACGTCCATCCGCGGATATATCAGTAATCTTTAATATTGGATATTCATATGTACCAATGACATCGTAATAGACATTGACCAATACTTTGAAAAATCCGCGTTTAATATTAAGATTTGCAAAGACTTTAACATAGTCAATATAAATCTTTTCACCTTGTATTACAAAATCTGTTATAGGACCACCGCCAAGATACGTTTCATTTGTAGGAGTATAAATATGAACTTCTACAATCGGCGTATCATCTGGCCGAACTTTGATCTCATCTAATTCAAGTAATTCAATAGCTTGTTGAGGCCATGATATCCCACGCGTTAAGCCTGGGGTTTCACGGATTTCTGTGATATTTGTAAATCTATCTAATGACATTCATTAATAAATATGATGCTAGGGAACTATAGAGATTTTTAAGTACCCTCGGGTTGAAAGCTTTTGAAATTGATATCACTTTTCCATTTACTTACACGTGCTTGTGCATTAGCGGGCCATGTTATATAAAATTTATCATTATTATCATATACCCGTTGTCGTACAAATTGTATTGCATTTACAATTCTATTAAATAATTTTTGATGTTCAGTTTCAATATACGTAT